ATGTTTCTCAGTGCGGTGCCGATCGTCGGCAAGCTTTTCGGGCAGTTGTTCGGGGTTATCGACCAGGTGGTGGAGGACAAGGACCAGGCGGCCAAACTCAAGCACGACCTGGAAATGCGAATGCTGGAGAAGGACTTCTCCTTCGTCGAAAAGGAAATCGAGGCCCGGGCCGCCGTCGTCGCCGCCGAAGTCGCGGGGGCGAGCTGGCTCCAGCGCAACTGGCGCCCGCTGCTCATGCTCACCTTCACGTACATCATCGCCCACAACCACATCATCTCGCCCCTGTGTTCCCTGCCGCGCCTCGATCTGCCACAGGATATGTGGGAACTGCTCAAGCTCGGCATGGGAGGATACATCCTCGGCAGAACCGTGGAGAAGGGTATTGCGACATGGAAGAAATAGAAATCCCGGTGGACCGCGGGAAAGGGCGGCTCGGCACGGCGGAGCCGCGGTGCGGCCCGGACGTGGCGCAGAAAGGCGAACGACATGACAGGCATGGACGGGATCGCGATGGACGCGGTGATCAAGCTCGTCTCGAACTTCGGCATACCGGGGATCGTCCTGATCATTTGGGCCTTCAGCGAGAAGTCCCACGAGCGCACCCTGAAGCAGTACCGGGAGGACATGATCGAGCAGCGGCGAATGTACGAGGAAGGGATGCAGGAGATCCGGCGCATGTACGAGAACAACGCGGACCTCGTCCGGGACTATTTGTCCCTGGCCGGGAATCTGAAGGACGTCGTCACGATCAACACCCAGGCGTGGCAGCGGGTCACGGACGACATCAACCGGAATCAGTTCTGTCCCATGGTGAGACTGAAAAAATACGCCACAGGAGTGGAGCCATGAACGAACGGCTGAAGTTCCTGGGAAGACTCGAGGAAAGACGTCTCGAGGCCGAACGGCTCAGGCTTCGGCTGAGGGGGCTCAGGGACTCCCTGCGCGACGTCCTGGACCCGTTCGAAACGGTGGAAGACCTGGACGGCGAAAAGCTCGCCGCCCTTGCCGTTGAATTCGCCGACTTGCAGATCCTGTGCCGCGAGGCGATCGCCGAAATGGCGCTGATCAGAAAAACCCTTGGCCGATAGGTTGACCGTCGGGGATCGGATCATCACCTCCAATACGGGAATGAACGCACCGCAACCGTCGAGGCAGCCATGACGAGAGTGCACTCCTGGGAAGTCAGGGACCGCGCGGAAACATTTTACGTCACCGAGGGCATGTGCATACCCCGGATTGCCGCCCTGCTGGGGATCTCCGCCAGCGTCGTGACAAAGTGGTCGTCCGCGTCCAAGTGGGCGGAACTCCGTCGCGAGTATCGGCATTCCCTGGCTGAAATAAGGCGCAACACCACGCGGCTGCGGCAACGGCTGGTGGAAAAGGCACTCGAAAGCCTCGACCCGCACCTCGTGAACGCCGTGGCCCGCATGGAAACGACGGCCGCCCGGGAACGCGCCGGAGACGCCCCGTCGTTCGCCTGCACCCCCGACGAGGGGAAACGGGACATCGAAACCCCCGCGCAAGCCGCCGAGGCATTGCGCGACGCCGTCGAGAAGAAGCTCAACATCCTGCTCGGCCAGCCCGACGCGGTTTCACTCAAAGCCGTGAAGGAGCTCATCGCCGCCATCCGCCTCCTGGAATCCATGAAATCGGTCCGGCCCGCGGAAACCCCTGCCTCCGAATCATCCGGCCTGTCCCCGGACACGGCGGACGAAATCCGCCGCAAGATCCTGGGCCTGCGGGAGGAAGGATAGCCCCATGAGCGCCGAACGCACTTCCAGCGTATCCTTTGTCCCCCATGACCTCCGCGCCGCCTCGGCCCCCTGCTCCGCTTTCGATGGCCCGCCTCCGGTCCTGCTTCCCTATCAGCAACGCTGGATCTCGGACCGAAGCCCGGTGAAAATCTGCGAAAAATCACGGCGCGTCGGGCTTTCCTGGTCGGAAGCCGCCGACGACGCACTCACCGCCGCATCCCGAAACGGCATGGACGTTTGGTACATCGGGTACAACAAGGACATGGCCCTCGAATTCATCCATGACACCGCCTTCTGGGTAAGACAGTACCGGCTGGCCGCCTCGGCCCTCGAGGAAGACCTCGTCAGGGATGAAGACCGGGACATCCTCGCCTTTCGCATCAAGTTCGCTTCGAGCCGCCGCGTGACCGCGCTGTCGAGCCGGCCCAGCAACCTGCGCGGTAAGCAGGGCAAAGTGGTGATCGACGAAGCCGCCTTCCACGACGACCTCCCCGGGCTGCTCAAGGCCGCCATCGCCTTGCTCATGTGGGGAGGCCGGGTGGCGGTCATCAGCACCCACAACGGCGAGGACAACCCCTTCAACGAGCTGGTCAAGGACATTCGGTCCGGCCGCAAGCCCTACAGCCTCCACCGCATCACCCTCGACGACGCCCTCGCCGAGGGGCTCCACCGCCGAATCTGCCTGAAGCTCGGAACGCCCTGGTCCTCCGAAGCCGAATCCGAGTGGCGCGAGGAACTGGTGAAAGTCTATGGAGAAGACGCCGAAGAGGAGCTGTTCTGCGCGCCCAGCCGGGGTTCCGGGCTGTTCCTGGCGCGGGCGGTCATCGAGGGCTGCATGGATGAAACCGTCCCGGTTTTCCGCTGGGCATGCCGGACCGATTTCGCTGAGCTCCCCGAATCCGAGCGCCAGGCCGACACCAGGGACTGGTGCGAAGGGTTGCTGGGCCCGGCGCTTCGAGACCTCCCCGAGAATTTCGCCACCTGGTGCGGGGAAGATTTCGGCCGCACAGGGGACCTCACCGCCATCGTCCCGCTCCAGGAACAGCCCGGCTTCAAGTATCGCACTCCATTCATCGCCGAAATCAGAAACGTTCCGTTCCGGCAGCAGGAACAGATCCTTTTCTTCATCATCGACCGGCTCCCCCGCTTCCGCGGCGCGGCGCTGGACGCGCGCGGCAACGGCCACTACCTGGCCGAAGTCGCCATGCAGCGCTACGGCGCGGGCCGCATCCGCCAGGTGATGCTCTCCGACAGGTGGTACCTCGAGCACATGCCGTCCTTCCGGTCGGCCTTCGAAGACAAATCCATCGTCATCCCCAAAGATCCGGACATTCTCGACGATCTGCGCGCAATCCGCCTGGAGTGCCGCCCGCAGCGGCGATGGCGGGGAAATCGAGTACGAGAGCGTCGCGGAAACACGATTCGCGGCGTCGCGAGGCGCCTGGTGAGACGGCCCGTCCCGCTCGCATCCGGCTTTCGTAGGGGCGCTGCGCCGTCGCGTGAGTAAAAAAAGAAAAACCAAAGCGGCCTCACGCTACGACGCCACGACGCTACGAAAAGCGATCGTTCCGATGCCGTCGCTTGGAAGTATGAGGACGGTCAAACATTCCTTCGAAGGAGCATGCCGTGTCGGTGGTCATCTACGATGCATTGGGAAGACCGGTTGAAACGTCCGCCACCCGGCGCCCGGACGTCCATGAGCTCGCCGTGGTTCAAGTTCGGGACCGGTGGAGCAATTACCCGTCGAACGGTCTGACCCCGGAACGCCTCGCCCGGATATTCCGCGAGGCCGACCATGGAGACATGCTTCGCCAGGCCGAGCTTTTCGAGGAAATGGAGGAGAAGGACGCCCACCTGGCCTCCCAGTTCCAGGTGCGCAAACTCGCGGTCCAGGGTCTTCCGTGGGAGGTGACCCCTCGAACGGAAACCGCACTGGCGCGTGAAACCGCCGCCTTCTGCCGTGACTTCCTCGAGGGGTTTACGGACTTCGAGGAGCATGTCCTGGACCTCCTCGATGCTCTGGCCAAGGGGTACAGCACGATGGAAATCCTTTGGGAGACATCGGCGGGGCAAAGCCGCATCCGCGGCCTGCGCTGGGTTCATCCCAAGAAGGTGACCTTCTGGGACTCGGTCTCGCCGCGGATCCTCACCGTCGAAGAACCCGTTCGCGGCATCGACCCTCCGCCCTTCAAGTTCGTCTATCACCGCTACAAGGCTCGATCCGGTCATGACACGCGCAGCGGCCTCATGCGGGTGTGCGCCTGGATGTATCTTTTCAAGAACTACTCGATAAAAGACTGGGTGGCTTTCGCCGAGATCTACGGGATGCCCTTGCGCATCGGCCGCTACGAACCGGGGGCGAGCCGGATGGACCGCGAAGCGCTCGTCCAGGCCGTGAGGTCCCTGGGAACGGACGCCGCGGGCGTCATTTCCAAGTCCACGGAAATCGAATTCATCGAAACGCAACGATCGTCCTCGCAGAACGTTTACGAAAACCTGGCCCGGTTCTGTGACGCGCAGACGTCCAAGGCCGTTCTCGGCCAGACGCTCACCAGCGAAGCCGGAAGCCCGGGCGGAACGGGCTCCTACGCCCTGGGCCGGGTACACGGGGAAGTCCGCCACGATCTCGTCGCCGCCGACTGCAGAGCGCTCGGCAAGACAATCACCCAGCAGATCCTCGGACCGCTGGTCGGTTTCAATTACGGATGGGATGCGCCCGTGCCGCGGTTCGGTTTCCTCTTCGAGCCGCCCGAAGACCTGCGGGCCGCCGCCGAAACCTACCGGATTCTCGCCGAAATGGGCTTCGACCTGAGCCAGGAACATCTCAGCCAGCGGTTCAAGGTCCCCGTTCGAAAACCCGGGGAAAAACCTCTTGCAGCCCCGCTCAAGAACGCGGGCATGAACGGCGCTCGGGGCCCCGGCATTCGGGAGGGCGCACCCAAGGGCGACGCGAAGCTTCGAGCCGCCCTGCCGCCGGATGCACGGCAGCCGGTCCGCGCATCGGCACTCCGCTTCGCTCCAGCTTCCGGCACACTCGGCACGGTGCCTCTCGAGCCGTCGTCCTCAACGGAGTCGCAAGGCTCATCGCCTCCCGCGACGGCAAACGATTCCCCCGCGGGCGCAAGCGACCCCGGGCAGGAATCCGTGGACGCCATGGCCGACCGCATGAACCGGGGTGAATCGCCGTTGGCGCCGCTATTCGAGGCGATCTTTGCGGCAATCCAGGAGGCGGGCTCCTACGAGGAGCTTCTCGAGTCCGTGTACGCGGGCTACGACACGCTTCATACGGCGCGACTGCAGCAAGCCCTTCAGCGGGCCGTTTTCGCGGCCAACATCCTGGGTTATCTCACGGCCGCGGAGGAATCCCGATCATGAAGGCGTTTCCCGAACTGCTCCCGTTCACGGAAGCCATCGAATTCTTCAACGCCAAGAAGATCGTGGTCTCCCCCGATTCCTGGCGGGACGTCTGGGCGTCCGAACACGTTCACGCCTTTACCGTGGCCCGGGTCACCGCGATCGATGTCCTCGAGGACATCCGCAAGGCGGTGGGCAAGGCCGTCGCCGACGGCACTTCCATTCAGCAGTTCAAATCCGGGCTGTCCCGGCTGCTGGCCGCAAAAGGCTGGTTCAGCGAAAAACGGGACAGGCCGCCGGGGGCTCTGACCGGCCCGCGCCTTGAAACCATCTACCGCACGAACCTGCAGTCAGCCTACCAGGCCGGGCGCTTCAAACAACTCGTCGAGACGGCCCACGTGCGTCCCTACTGGATGTACGATGCCGTCGGCGACCATCGCACGAGGCCGCTCCACGCCGCTCTCAACGGCAAGGTATATCGTTTCGACCACCCGTTCTGGAACGCCTGGTATCCGCCGAACGGCTTCAACTGCAGGTGTACCGTGCGAAGCCTTTCGGAAGACCGGTTCGAACGGATGAAGCTGCCGCTCGAAAACGAGGCGCCGCCCCACGGTCCGGACCCGGGATTCGATTTCAACCCCGGAATGGTCCGCTGGCAGCCGGATCTTGCGCGGTACGGCCCGGAAGCTCGCGGGCTCATCACCCGGGACATGATCGGGCGCCCCTGGGACATCCCTTCCCTCGAGGAGGATCTCACGCGGTTGCGCGACGGATTCGCCCAGACCGGGATCACGGCCTCAAGAAACCCGCTCACTATTGCGCCGCTCCCCGGAGAGGGCGTAACGGGGTGGAGCAACCCCAGGACGGGGGAAATCGCCCTTCCCGAAGCCGTCTATGATCGAATCCGCTGGATTCTCAATATCGGCGCCATCCGGACGGAGGGGAAAATCGATGCGTTCCGCCTCCTGATTCACGAATTCGGACATCACCTCGGACATCCCGTCGACATCAAGCGGTACAACTCCGATCCGGACTACTCGGCGATCAAGGAAGCCGTAAACGACCTGTGGGCCAGGCACTATCTGGCCGAAGCCGCCCGGGCGCTCAACCTGGAATGCAGGCTCTCGCCCTTCACCGAGTCGCGCTCGCGGGCTCCGGGCACCTACTCCGCCTGGGTCGAACACCTGCGGGCCGTTCTGCGCAAGCTCGACATCGACGAAACCGATGAGAAGAAGCTCATCACGGAGCTAAACCTCTCCGAGAACGCCGAAAACCTCTCCGACCGCTTCTGGGCCATGGTTCACGAGAAGAAGCCGGACATCGCCGCGGACCGGCCGTTCGGGGAGTTGATCCGGCTGTTCTGGCTATGGGAGCAGCTGATGGACGCGCTGTGAGGGGTATCGTGGCGGGGAACGGAGTGAAAACCACGGGGAAACGACTCGCCAGGGGCGAGCGACGCCGCGCGCAGCGCGCCGGAGGAAGGAGGACGGTTCGATGGCTCACGTCAGCATCACTATCGATGAAAGGCGCATCAAGCTCCGGATGCACACGCTCCACGAGATGCTCCTCGACCTCTCGCCGGTGCTGCGGCAACTGGGAGAGATCGTCCACGCCCGGGCGATGCAGAGCTTCGATGAGGGCAAGGGCCCGGAGGGCGGCGCGTGGAGGCCCTCCGACAGAGTACGTCGGTCCGGAGGCAAAACCCTCATCGACACCGGCACCCTGAGAAATTCCATCAACGTGCAGGTTTCGGCCAAAGAGGTCCGGATTGGAACGCCGGTGGTGTACGGACCGGTCCACCAGTTCGGGAGTGGCGGACCGCTGTCGGGCGGGACGGCGCAAATGGTTTCCAAAACGATCGGTCGAGCGGGAAAAAAGGGCCGGGGCTCCAAAGGAAGTCCGCGCCCGTCCGGGATCCCCGCCCGTCCCTTCCTGGGGCTGAAACTGAGGGATTGGGGGGAGCTGCGCACCCTCGTGGCGGCTTATCTCGCCCAGCATTGATTGCGCCCCGGCTGCACGCGGGCTTACATCCAAACCCCGGAGGAGACGCTCGATGAACAAGGCTACCCTGTTGCAGCAGCTGACCGCCGCGCCGTCCGGCGACGGCGCGGCGGCCGTACCCGGTGCGTTCCAGGTTTTCCCGCATGGACCGGTGAGTATCGAAGGCGACGAGCCCGTCATTGTCGATGACGCCGCCATGGACCGGGTGGTCGACCGTTTCCGGGCAAGAGGCCTGGACATGGTGGTCGACTACGAACACCAGACCGAAGAAGGAAACCCCGCGCCGGCGGCGGGCTGGATCAAGGCGCTGGAGAACCGCGGCGAAGACGGCCTGTGGGCGAAGGTCGAATGGACTGAAAGAGCCGGAGAGTACCTGGCCAACCGGGAGTACCGCTACTTTTCGCCCGTCTTTCTTGTGTCCAGGACGGACCGGCGGCTGATGGAGCTGCTTCGGGTGGCTCTCACCAACGCCCCGCGGTTGAACCGCCTCCGGCCGATCGTGGCCCGGATCGACGCCGAACCGCAGCTCGCCCTGACATCAACGTCAACACGAACGGAGGAAGGCATGTATCTCGAGAGGAACGCAAAACCATTGGGACCGCCCGAAGGGGCGCAGGAGCAGGATGTGACTGAAGCTGTGGAAAAGCCGGCCCGGCAGACCGCCGCGGCTTCCGGAGCGTTCGTGGAAAACTCCGGAACCGGCTCCGCTTGCGTCGCCTGCGCGGACGTTCGCCGTGTGCTCGAGCTCCCCGGGGATGCGGGCGCCGGCGAAATCATCGCGTCCATTCACGCCCTGAGACAAAGGCCGGACCTGGGCGTTGAGGTGGCCGAGCTCCGACGCAAACTGGCCGAACACGATCGAGACGACCTGGTTGGGGCGGCTTTGCGGGAAGGCAAGATCACCCCGGCCCAGAAGGAATGGGCGCAAACGTACGCTCTGCGGGACCCCGCCGGGTTTCGACTGTTCACGGCAAAGGCCCCGCGAGTGGTCCGCACCGAATCCCTGGACATCATCGGCGACGTTCGCCCGGGCGGTCCCGCATCCTCCGACGGGGAGCAGACGATCATCAACCGGATGATGGGGATCAGCGCGGAAACGTGGAAAAAATTCGGTCCGAAAGACGAACTCTAGGAGGTGCAATCATGGCGGATCGCAAGACACCAATGCAGGACGGGGACATCATCCCGCTGCCGGTTGCGGCGGGAACGCTCATCGAAGCGGGAAAGATGGTCGCGGTGAATGCTTCCGGCTACGCCGTCGAAGCAGCCGACAGCCCGGGACTCAAGGTCATGGGCAGGGCCGATATGCGCGCCGACAATTCCGGCGGCCAGAACGGAGACCTTCTGGTGACGGCCTGCCGCAAGATGGCCTTCAAGTACCGCAATTCGAGCACTCACGCGGTGGGGCTCTCCGGCGTCGGATCCAGCGTCTACGTCGAAGACGACGAAACGGTGGCCGCCACCGGCGGCACCAATTCCATCGTCGCCGGCCGATGCATCGGAATCGAATCCGACGGCGTGTGGGTCGAAATCCAGTAGCGGCGGCGGGGGCCGCGGAGACGGAGGATTCGGCGTCCCCGCCAAGCCCCCTTCGACCGCGGCGGGCGGCAGAGCCCGGGGGAAACCCCGAGGCCCTTAAAACGAAGGAGACGAAATGATCGTCAATCAAGCGAATCTTCAAGGCATCTACAAATCCTTCCGGACGATTTTCAGCGAGGCATGGGACACCGCGGCTCCCAGCCAGTGGCCCCTGGTGGCCATGGAAGTGCCCAGCGAAGCCCGGGAAGAAAACTACGACTGGCTCGGCGATCTCCCCATGATGAAGGAATGGGTGGGCAACCGGGTGATCCGGGACCTTTCCGCGTTCCACTACGCCATCGTGAACAAGGACTTCGAAGCCACCATCGAAGTCGATCGCAACGACGTCGAAGACGACCGGATCGGCATCCACCGTCCGAGGATCCTGCAACTGGCCGATGCGGCCCGCAGGCATCCCGATCTCCTGGTGTTCGACCTGCTGGGGAAGGGATTCTCGACAACCTGCTACGACGGTCAGTACTTCTTCGATACGGATCACCCCTCGGCGGGCGGGAGTGTCTCCAACTTCGGCGGCGGCTCGGGCACCGCCTGGTTTCTCATGGATCTCTCGCGTCCCATGAAACCGATCATTCTCCAGATCCGCAAGCGCCCCGAACTGGTCGCCCTGGACGACCCCGGCAACGAAAACGTCTTCATGCGCCGAAAGTACCGCTATGGCGTGGATGACCGCAAGAACGTCGGCTTCGGCCTGTGGCAGCTTGCCTATGCTTCCCGTGAGACGCTCACCGCGGCCAACTACGCCGTGGCCCGGGCCGCCATGATGGGCCTGAAAAACGAGGACGGCGTGCCCCTCGGGATCACGCCGACGCACCTGGTGGTGCCTCCGACGCTGGAAAGCGCCGGGCGTTCGGTGCTGAAAGTGATCAACGACGCCGCGGGAGCCGGAAATCCATGGTACGGCACCGCTGAATTGGCCGTCGTTCCCTGGCTGGCTTGACGAGCCGCCGAAGAATCCGGCCGAGCCGTCGCACCAGCAACGCCGGCCCGCCGCCTTTTTCGTGCTTCGTCGCGCGCCCGGGGTTTACGGCGATTTGCGGGAATGACGGTCCGGACGGCTCGGATTGTGCTCGAGCTGCATCATGGGCGGGAACTCCACCCCGCCCGGAAAGGAACATCGTGATTCGCATCAAATCTTCCAACGATGGATTTCGGCGGTGCGGAATCGCCCATCCGGCGGCATGGACCGACCACGCCGATGACCGGTTCACCGCGGCGCAACTGGAGCGGTTGAAAGCCGAACCCATGCTGCGGGTGGAAACGGTGAAAGACGATACCGTCCCGGCTTCGGCAGGCGACTCCCCACCTGACTGCGACTCGAAACCGGCGACCGGCGGTCCTTCACGAAAGTCCGCGCGCAGGAGCTCCGGAAAGGGAGACGACCCAGATGGCTTACTGCACGATTGACGACATCAGGAACCAGTTGGACGAATCGAAGCTCATCCAACTCACGGACGACGAGGGAACGGGAACGGTGGACGCGGCGCGCGTGGAGCGAGCCATCGAGGACGCCGGCGAAGAAATCGACACCCATGTCGGCGCGCGATACGCCGTGCCGCTCGACCCGGTTCCTCCCATGCTGCGCAAGGCCGCGGTCGACATTGCCGTCTACAACCTTTACGGACGGCGGGAAAACGTCCCGGAAATGCGGGTGGAACGCTACCGGAACGCGCTCCGGTTTCTCGATCAGGTGTCCGGGGGCCGTCTCTCCCTCGGCCGCCGGGACCCCGAAGGGAATCCGCCCGAAGCCGACGCGCCGTGCATGTCCGGGGAAAACCCGCGCCGGGCGTTCACTCGGAACACCCTGACGGGATTCTAGGATCCCCGAAGATTCTCCGTGGAGTCTCGATGCACACCATTGCCGAAATCGAAAACGCCATCGTCCAAGAGCTCTGGAGCCGGGAGCCTCGGTTCAAAATCTGCGGTTCCCTGGCCCAATTCCTGCTCAAGGACATCGAGGACGCAGCCCTCCTGTTCCCGGCAGCCTTCGTGGCCTACGAACAGGGAAGCTACGAACACCGCATGAACGGAGTCCAGGATCGCACCATGCTCTTCAACGTGTTCGTCATGACCCGAAACGCCAGGGGAGATGAAGCCGCAAGACACGGCCACGGAGACGAAAACGGGGTTTACGGGCTACTCGAAGCCGTCCGTGTGGCCCTGAGCGGACGGGACTGCGGACTCCGCATCGACCCCCTTTTGCCCAAAATCGAACGGGCCATCGACGGCGACCGGAACCTCTCGATCTACGGCATCAGTTTCGAAACCCGCTGCCGGTTCGCGCTTTGAATCACCCGTGAAGCGCGGTCCGCAAAAGGAGTGCGAGGATGAAGGCAAAGGATGGAAAGAAACGCCCCCCGGAGGGAATGAGCATCTCAGTCCGCTCCGGAGGCCAGTATTGGCGCGAGGCCGATGGAACCCCGATGGAACCTGAAAACGGCTTTTCGAGCCCGGACGACGCCACGGGAAACAAAACGTCCGTGAACCGCAAGGGAGGAACCGACGATGCTCACACGTAAAACCGTAATCCTCGTCAAGCCGGAAACCGCCTACGGCGTCGATCCCGTTCCGACGCCGGCAAACAACGCGCTCCTGGTGAGCGACGTCGACCTGAAGGTCCAGGGCGAGGTGATCGAGCGCGACTTCATCCGCTCATCGCTGAGCCCCCTGATGTTCATGCGCGGCATCCGCCAGGTGGAGCTCTCATTCAAGACCGAGCTGCACGGTTCCACGGCCCGGGGAACCCTGCCCAACACCGGATGGACGGGGGCGCTCTTTCGCGCCTGCGGCCTGTCCGAAACCGTGACGGCAAACACCTCAATCGTCTACGCCCCCGTGTCCGCCGGGTTCGAATCCTGCGCGATCTACGTGTACATGGACGGCATCTTCCACAAGATCCTGGGCTGCCGCGGGAGTTTCAAGCTCAACTTCGAGGTGGGCAAGTACCCGACGGCCGAATTCACCATGAAGGGCCTCTATGCCTCGCCCACCGACGCCGCGCCCGGGGCGCAGACCTTCGCGGCCACGAAGCCCGTTCCGGTGCTGAGCGCCGGGTTTTCCTTCGGCGGCTACTCGGCCGTTGCGACCAAGCTCGAAATCGACATCAACAACGACGTCAAGGAACGAAAATCCCTCAACTCGGCGTCGGGGATCATCGGGTTTGAAATCGTGGGGAGGCAGCCTCAAGGCTCTTTCGATCCGGAGACGGTCCTCGAGGCCGCGCATCCCTTCTGGGCCAACTGGGAAGACGCCGTGGCCAGGATCCTCAACATCGGACCCATCGGCACCGTGGAGGGGAACATCCTGACCGTGAACTGCCCGAAAGCCCAGCTGAGAGACATGACCTACGCCGATCGCAACGGCGTCATGGCCTACACCGTCCCCATCGCCCTGGCCATGACAGACGGCGACGACGAGCTGAGCATCACCATCACCTGATGCCGCTCCAGCCGATACGCAAGCCGATGCCGTAAAGATTCGCAGAGGAAAGGAGAACCCATGCGCGACCTGTCCGCACAGAAAAACATCGTTGAAATCCAGGACGGCGTTTCCGGCGACGTCCACGAGATGCACTACCGGCCGCCCACCACGGAGGAAATCGCCGCCTACCAGAACGGGCTTTTCGAGCGGCGCGGCCGGAAATTGAGGGGCCGGATCATTGAAAACCGCCTGAAATTCGGCGCCCGCATCCTTGCCGGCTTCAAGAAGGGCACCTTCGGGTGCGACGGCAGGCCGTTTGCGAGCGACCCGGCCGATCCCGATTACCGCGAGGACTGGAAAGAGCAGCTCGTGAAAAACGCCCCGGACGTGGTGTGCGCCGTGGCGATGGCCGCCTTCGAATCCACGGGCGTTTCGCGGGAGGCCGAGCTCGAGGCCCCTTTGGACGAATAGACCTGGAGGCCGAGATCGCCGAGCTGCTCCAGGAGACGTGCGACCCCGAAACGGTCGAGGACTGCGAAGGGCGAACCCTCCCGGTTCTTTGCACGAAATGTGAGAAAAATCCGAAGCGCAAACGCAAGATCGGGCCGTACGTCGAGCGGCTCTACACGGTCCACGCGCTCCAGGCGGCAGGGTTTCCGTTCGCGGCCGACGCGTTCCCCTACAGTTTCTGGCTCGACCTGGCGGTGCTCAAGCAAAAGATCCGGGCCAGGCAAACGTGTCCGATGGGCGAGTTCTGAGGATGGACAATGGCACGTCGCGCGCGAGCACGCGGCATGCGTGTCTGACACGCGGAATCACGCAACGCTTCGAAACGTTGCGCCGTAGCGGCGTTGCGTGAGGCTGCCTTGGTTTTTCTTTCCCTTGCTCACGCAACGGCGCAGCGACGCAACGAAAACCGGCGGCTTTGAACGGGTCATTTGGGATGCAGGGCGAGGCCTCAGCCCTGCCTGGAGGAAAGAACCGACAATGGCGGAAAACAGGGTCCAGATTGTGATCGTTGCCGATTCCAGTAAGGCCGTGAAGAACATACGCATGGTCTCCGACGAATTCGATCGGTTCAAATCCTCCGCCTGCAACTCCATTGCGGGCACAAATAGCGCGATTTCGTCGATGGGCGCCGGCCTCGCCTCGGCCATCAGCCTTTTGCAGGGCTTCGCTGCCGCTATGGCGGCGGCGAAAGCCGCTGAGATCGGTCTTGGCTTCAACAAAGAGGTCGAGGATGCGCGCCTCGGCATAGCGACTCTCCTGGCGGCGCAGGGGCAATTTGTCGATCAACAGGGCCAACAATTGCAGGGGCAGCAAAGGATAAACGCGGCCATGGCCTATTCGGCCGATCTCACCAGGCAGCTCCAGGTCGACAACCTCAAGACGACGGCCACGTTTCAGCAATTGCTCAAGGCGTTTCAACAGACGCTCTCGCCGGGTTTGTCGGAAGGGCTCTCCGTCGACCAGGTCCGGCAATACACCCTGGCGATGGTGCAGGCCGCCTCCGCCATGCAAATCCCTCTCGACATGATGGCGGAAGAGACCCGGTCCCTGCTCAAGGGGACGATCACTCCGCGCAATACTCTTATCGCGACCGCCCTCGGCATCACACCGGAGGATATTCGAAAACTCCAGGGGGACGCGGAAGGCCTGTTTACCTTCATCATGGGCAAGCTGCAGGCGTTCCAGGATTTCGGCCAGGTCACCCAGACGACTTATTCGGGGCTCCTCAGCAACGCCCAGGACGCCCTGGCCAACGTTCTGGGCAAAGCCACCGAACCGTTTTTCGAGAGCCTCAAAGCAAGCCTCAAGCGATTCACCGACTATGCGCTCCAGGTCGATGCGGTCACCGGGAATTTGAAACTCAACCCGGAACTGGTGAACGCCTTCGAGCTCCTGAACGACACTCTGCGCATGGCCATTGCCCTTGCGGAAAGCCTTGCAAAAACGCTCGGGGCCGTGGGCACCGCATACAAGGCGATGAAGGAAGCTCAAAAGGCGGCCGCCCTTCAGAATACTCCAGCCGGATTTGCCGGTCCGGAGCTGGCTGATTTTACCGACGTGCAGCGCTTGGAGCGCGTGAAGCAGCTCATGGCGAAAATCGTCGAAGACCAGCAAACCATAGCCAACTGGAAAGCCGGAGGCATTGGCGGGTCGATATTGGGCGCCCCTCAAATCGGCCTGGCGAATCTTGATATCTCGAATTCGGTCACCTCCCTTGAGAACTTCCGCGCTCAAATGGTTGCGGCCGCCCAGAACACCGAGGAGCTCGACGCCTTCCTCAAAAGCCTCAAGCAGTCTTCCGACGCGGTTGCCGCGGCACAGGAAACGGCAGCCGGGAACATCGGCAGCGTGAGATATGAGGCGGCCAGAGCCGCAATGGACCTGGACTCGTTCAAGAAGAAGCTCGAAGAAGTCGCCCGCATAAATCTCACCGGCCTGAGCGACGATCTCAGCAAGTCCATTGAGGGATTGAAGGCTAAGATCGCGGTCGCTCTTCAAGGCGGGGACCCCAGGCAGCAGGCGATCGCCGCCGCGTATACGGAGAGAATTCGAAAACAGGCGACAGCCTGGGAACTGGCTCTCAAGGAAAATGCCGCACCGGAGGTTTTTTCCGCCATATCGGCACAAAAACAACAGGCCGAAGAAGAGGCGTATTGGGGCAGATATCTGGCCGGAGCCGAAGTCGTCCGCAAAACCACGGCCCGTGGTGGCGCCTCCGGCGCATCCCCCATCGACATCGACAAGATCGACAAGGACGTGCTCCAGTTCAGGGAGCGCATGCAAAAGCTCTACTCCGAGCTCGAAGACCTCGACTCCGAATACCGGACCGCCCAACTCGAACAGTCCGGCCGCTACTACGACGCCGAAGCCGAGCGGATCGACCGCCAGGCCGCAAAGCGCAAGGAAGCCTTCGCCAAGGAGGTGGCCGACGCCGAGCAAGCCTACCTGGAGATGGAACAAAAACTCTCCGGCAGCCGGGGCGGAACCGCCGAGGCGTGGGCGCAGCTTGCCGAGCTCAAAGCCCGGTGGGATGCTGCAAAAAAGGCCGCGCAGGAATACGGCGATAAAATCGACCGCAACGTGCAGCTCACCAAGGACATGAAGAAGGCCGAAGACGACGCGAAACGCGCGGAGGATCTGGCTCAACTGAACCTCGAATACGGCAAGCTTACCGGGACCCTCCAGGAGCAGCTCGCCCTCCAGATTCTTTTGCTCCGGGCCGAAAAGGATCGGAAGCTCCAGGCGGCCGACCCGAAGCTCCGGGACGCCATCGAGCGCCTCTACGCGGAGCAGGAACGGCTGCTCCGCCTCCAGCGCGACGGCTCCTTTATGGACGGCCTGTCCGAAGGACTCAAGAAATGGCAGCGCGAAATGCCGACGGCGTTCAGCCAGGGCCTTGAGGCAATCGAAATGCTGAAGCGCGGCATCGATTCCGCGGCCGACGCCCTGGCCGAATTCACCATGACCGGCAAGATGGACTTTTCGAGCTTTGCCGACTCGATCATCAGGGACATCCTCCGCATGCAGTACAAGGCACTGCTCACGCAAATGTTCGGCGGTGAAGGCGGTCTCTTCGATTGGCTAAAGGGGCTCTTTGGCGGCGGCGGTCCGACCACCGGCGCCTACGGGGTCGAGACCTACGCCGGGATCGGGCACCGGGGAGGACCGGCCGAAAGCCTGCCGGACCACCGATACGTGGCCTCGTATCTGTTCGCCCGCGCCCCGCGCTTCCACGACGGGCTCGCCCCGGATGAGTTCCCGGCCGTCCTGCAGCGGGGCGAGCGGGTGCTCTCGCGCCGCGAAACCCGCGAATACGGCGCCGCAAACCGCGCGCCGGAGGTCGTCTTCAACGTCCAAAACAAGACGAACACGCCGGTCACGGCCGATAAGACCCGCGCGGCCTTCGACGGCAAACGCTACGTGGTCGACGTGATCCTCGACGACTACAGCCGCGGGGGAGACATCTGGAAGATGATAAGGGGGAACCGCAATGGCTGATTTCCCGACGTTTGACACAACGCCCGCAATCGATTCCTGGTCCGAGGAAAAAGCCTTCGACCCCACCATCCGGGCGCGATCCGAGGCCGGCTACACCAAGACGCGCGCCCGCACCACGCGCATCCCGAAAAAATACACCGTGGTCTACTCTCCGCTCCACCTTTTCAACAAGACGGCCGTGGCCGACTTCGAGGACACGGTCAAAGTCGGGGCCGATTCCTTCAACTGGACCCATCCCATCGACGGCGCGATCAAGGTGGTGCGCTTCGCCGAGCCGGTAAAATACACGGCCCTCTGGCACAAAACCTGGTGGAAGGTCGAAATGACCCTGGAGGAGGTGTAGCCGTGAAATCCCTGCCCGCCGTGCTGGTCCGCGAAAAGAACAAGCTGGCCACGCCCGACCCGTGGATCGTGCTCCTCGATATCGAGCTCGATGCGACGCACAAGCTCTATTTTTGCAGCAACAATCAGAACGTCACCTGGAGCGGCCGGGTCTACACGGCCTTTCCGTTCCTGCTTGAGCCCACCGAGGAGAACAGCAAGGGGGAAATCCCGTCGGTGTCGCTCAAGGTGGCAAACGTCACGCAGGTGATCCACGCCTACCTGGAGCAGCTCGACGGCGCCGTCGGCGCGACGGTCACCATCCGCGTGGTGAACGCGGGCTACCTCTCCGAGGACGCATCCGAGCTGGACATGACCTTCACGGTGGTCTCGACTTCGGCCGACGCCGAATGGATCGTCTTCACCCTGGGAGCGCCCAACCCCTTGAGGCGCAGGTTTCCCCCGTTCCGGTTCATCGCAAAACACTGCCACTGGGAATTCAAGGGGCATGAATGCGGCTATTCCGGGGCGTTCGCCGATTGCGACCGGAGCTTCGAGAACTGCGAGGAGCGGTCCAACACGCGCCGCTTCGGCGGCTACCGGGGCCTCTCCGAGAAGGGATGGAGGGTTGCGTGAGGCCGACAACGCCTGCCCGGGACGCCTGTCCCGTCGCCGAAATCGAGAAGCCCCTTGCCTACGTCGACCTTCTGGGCAAACCCTTCGAGCTCGGCGGGCGCGGGCCGAACGCCTACGACTGCTACGGCCTGGCGGCCGAGGTCCGCCGGCGCGTCGGCCGCCCCATCCCGGAGGATTACACGCACGGCCGCGACGCTCGAAGCTGCCACCTCGAAATCGCGCGGGCCGCCGCGGACGGCTTCATCGAGCTTGCCTCCCCGGAGCCCTTTTGCCTTGTGACCTTCCGGATCGTTGCGCCCTTCACGTCGCACATCGGCGTGGTCCTGGCCGACCGCTTCCGGTTCATCCACATCATGCGGGGATGCCGCGTGGCCGTCGAACGGCTCGAT